ATTCCCGGCTGAGCAAGCCGATAGAATAAGAAAATTGGCAGAAATACCATACGGCGCAAAAATATCGGGCGACATAGCCAGCTTCCCCGATTACCAATCAGCGGAAGATTGCTTGATATATATATTCAACAATAACGATATAATCTCCGATGATATATCCAATGCAAAGGCAAACAATTCTATCCTTTCCGATATAACTGGAATATTAGACCGCAAAATAAAATGGGGAGGAGCAAGACGGGTTTGGGTCGACGAGTACCAACCCTTAAAGGCATTGCAAAATCTTATCGAGAAAAAGACAGGAATATCTATAAACAATCGAGAGGACGCATGGGATTATACTGGGCAAATGGAAGCAGTGTCGGCATCGAGGCTGGAAGAGTACAAAAGGAATTACTACATTCCTCTGCTAGAAGCTTATTCACAAGCAGCCAATACAGATGGAATTGGGGAAGAAATACTATTGGATTATATCCGTATAAAAAGCGGTATTGAACGAAATGCGAGAATGCGACGTGAAGCCCTTGAACGATGGGACAAAGAGAACGAGGGTAAAAACATGGCACCCAATTCCCGAGAAAATTATATAGCCTATCTTTCAACACAAGACTATTCAGGCTATTACGAGCACTTCAAGGAGGTATATGCCGGAAAATATAATGCCCCGCAGGATTTTGTGGACTATATCGAAAGTGTCATGGGGAATAAGAAAACATTAGACCTATGGCAAAAGATAAACAATGCCACACATAGGATTCTTGATATATCAGTCTATTCCGGTTTGTTGTCCAAAGAATCCTCCGATAAATATAAATCCAGAGACAAGTTCTATGTCCCGTTAAGAGGATTTGAGGGAGAAACCATGGACGAGGCATATAACTCAAATGTTCGCCCGTCGTCCCGCTCAGTGGCCGCAAAAAAAGCGGAAGGGCGTACCAGTATGGCCGATAACCCTATTGCCTATATATTTAATATAGCAGCCACAGAGATAGACCGCTCCGGGAAAAACATCATGAAAAGGAAGTTACTTGAATTGTTGAGCAGGGGGATCGTGAAGAATCATTTTTGTGACTATTATTGGGTCAAGTATAAAGACGGGCATACAGAGAAATTATTCAAGAAACCGAGAGAAAACAAGAAAATCGAAGAAATTATACCCGTGAAAGGGGTATATTCGATACGACAAAAGTATGAAAGAGCCAAAGTCGATGAAAACGGGAATCTTATTCTTGACAGGGAGATGAATCCAATATGGGAAGAAACCGATGAAATACCAACCGCAGAGGAATTAGAAAAAGGATTAGCCCGCATATCGAGAGCGAGGAAACCGGCAAAGAGCCCTATACACAAAACCAGAGCCCAATTATTGGAAAGCACAGTAGATGTATATGTCTCCGGCGAGCGTGTGTCGATTGAGTTTACCAATCCGATAATAGCCAACTCACTAAACGGCACACTCAATATCGATGGAATTTCTTTCGAAGGTATGGCACGACTGAATCGATACATGTCAAGGTCTGTCACATCATGGAACCCGGGGTTTGTCCTCGTCAACAACGCCCTTAGAGATTTAGGAACGGCCTCAGCCAATACAGCCATAGAGCATGGGATAATAGAGTCGGCACGTGCCAATTCGAGGGCATTACATTCCATTGCAGCTCTTAGAAGAGTAATTTTAAAACGAGAAAAGATAGGCACATATACCGATAAGGAAATTTCCGATTTTCTGATACGAATGAAATCGGGTAAAAAAATGACAAAGGAAGATTATAATATCTCGGCCTATCTATTTATAGCAAATGGCGGGGAAACAGGGTATATAGGAGAGCAGAATATCGATGAATACAGGAAATTCATAAGCGATGCCGTAAAATATAAGAATACCGACTCAAAGAAGCAAGGAGGAATCCCTAAAAAACTATGGAAAAGTTTAGCAAAATTTGTTGAGAATACGGGTAGAATCACGGAAGATATTACTCGGTTAAACCAATTTATCATGGCGATTCGAGAGGGCGATAGCATGGACAAGTCCATATCGAGGGCGAAGAATGTCAGCACCAACTTCAACCGGCGGGGAAGCCACGAAGGAGTACAATGGCTATTCGACAGCGTCATGTTCCTTAATGCCGCTTTGCAAGGGATAGACCGTCAATGGCAGATTGCTAAAAAACACCCGTGGAAAACTTTGGGATTAGCGGTCACATTCCCCATGGTGGTAGGATTTGTAACAGCATGGATAGCCTCTGTTTGGGGAAGCGATGACGATGACCGTTGGGGCGATAGTTACCATCAGTTGTCCTCATTCAAAAGGTACAATAACTTCGTATTTCCCAAGATGATAAAGGGAGGGTTTGTTACCATTCCGCTTCCACAGATATTCAGGGCGTTTCATGCTTGGGGAGTTATGATATACGACAGTTTGTTCTATAATCCGGCTCACCCGCTTATTACAGAGCCGATAACGGCTCTCGATTTCGCTTTGGCATTGGGTCAAGACGTTGTACCGTTTACTTATGGGAGCTGGACAAACATAGGATTTTCTTTCACTCAGCCGGCCCAACATGCGATATCCAACGAGTCGTTTACCGGTGCACCCTTATACAAGGAAACCCCGTGGAATGAGAATGTCCCGGAATGGCGGAAAGCCTACGGGAATACATCGGACGTGTTTGTCAATTTATCGAAATGGATAAACGAAATGACAGGTGGGAACTATGCCGAAAAAGGCTGGCTCGAACAAATCCCCGTCTTGGAGAAACTCAATAATCCGGCAGTTGCCCAACAGTTGGCTCTTGGTTATACCGGTGGTCTCGGTTCATTCATTCTCAAATCCGTGATGGCGGGAGAGGCTGTTTACGATAAACTGAAAGGCAATCACAATGACTTCTCTATATCCGAGGTTCCTTTGGTTGGTTCGCTGGTAGGAGATCCTAACGACAGAATCCCCAAAGCAAAATTAAGAAGCAAATGGTATGAATTTGCAAATAAAGCAAGAGATTCGAAACGAGCTGATAGCGAATTGTTAAAGGAGTTGTTTATTGATGAGTTTATCGAGAACACGAGAGATTCCGATAAAGTATTGAACAAGAGTGTGTATGATGGACTTAATGTCCATATTAGAAACCTCATGAAGTTAGAAGGAATGGCTGAGACGTGGGAAGATGATCTAGTTTCTGGTGATTTACCAGCAGACGAAGCCATTCGGACAAGTGCCGAGATAGCATCGCTCCGAAATACAATAGACAATACATTATACGATATAATCAACGAATTAAAGATAGCGCAATGAAACTATACAGAAAATCACAACTAACAGACCGAGAGTCCTATCAAATCACAGATACGGTAAAGGCCAAAGAAGGGAAAGCCTTAGATGTATTATTCGAAGCCCAACAAGCATGGAGTTCATTATCGAATTTCAGAATGTATGCAGAGCGTTGCCGAAAATATACCTATGGCAATCAATGGGGCGATGTTATATATGATTCCGATAAAAGAAAATATGTAAGTGAGGAACAATATATTCGGGATCAAGGCAAAGTACCTTTAAAAAACAATATGATTCGTCAGCTCG